ATTCATCATGAAGATGACATTAATTTATTAAGAAATAGAACTCTAAGTGGAATTCATGATAATTCTCACGAAATCGAAAAAATAAAAGCCAAGCAAAAAGAGCTTAGGTATCGTCTCGCCAATCCAGGTGGTGGACATTAAAAAACAAGCAAAAAAGGACCGCAAAAGCGGTCCTTTTTTATTTACTACTTAATCCAAATACACTCTATTCTTTGCTGTCGTTCTTTAACCTTTCCTTCGCCCTGTAGTCCGGAGGCTCTTGTCCGACCAGCTGCATTGCATACGACAGGAACCTCTGTTTTCTTCCAACCGGCCTTATCCAGTGGCTTGTATAAAACATGATCATAACCGGATAGAACAACATGGCCATCGTAATTGATCAAGGTCTCGAGCAGCTCTTCGTGATCATCATTTTTTAATTCATGATCATAACCACCGGCTTTCCTTGCTCCGGTAACATATGGAGGATCACAGTAAGCTAACCAGCCGGTACCAGAATAACGTTTAAGGCAATCGCGCCAGTCAGAGCATTCTATTTGTACGCGTTGGATCCGGTCATGTACCTGGGGCAATTTCTCAAATGAACTTTTCCATGCTGCAGTATTTTGGGCCATTCCTCCGGTTGATGAATTAACAGTGGTACCAAATGAATTGCCGAACATACCTCCAAAAGATTGCCTAGCCACAACATACCAGCGTACAGCTTGTTCTACTGGATCGTGAATAGCTGGCCATGTCCTGTTGTATTCTTCGAATAGTTCCCGGGATACTGGAAGCAAACAAGCTCTGGCCATGAACTTTCCGAATAAATCCGGATCCGCAATAACACGGAAGAAATTAACTACTCCTCGATTAACATCGTTATAGACTTCGACTTTTGTCGGTTCTTTGGCCAAGAGGATTGAACCACCGCCACCAAAGGGCTCAACATAATAATCGTGTTTTGGCAAGATCGATCTGATTTTGTTGTTGATCTTTGCGGATCCTTTACCTCCGAACCATGGGAATGGGCTTTTAATTCTAGCCATTGTTTTTCCTTTCTTTTATTTTGTTACAAAAAAAAGACCGCAACGACTAAGTTTGCACAACAACACAAGCGCACTTATATTTATGCCACCAAATTCTATGAAGTGGCGCTATGCGTGGTTGTGACGGGTTATAGCCGTTGCGGTCGAGTATTGGTGTTGGTAGCACCTTTACTCCGCTTCTCTCTTATTAAATTGTTATTTCGTTCTATTCAGTCCAGGCACTCCATCCAAAATCCTGACATGCTCTGTAAATGATATATGCTTGCCGATATCGTCTTAGCTTCCAGATAGGACGCCACCAGGTTACACGGGAGGCAAGTTTTTTACAGTTTGTGTAAAGCCGTTGATTTGCCTCGTTGAAACCTTGCTCTGTGCTATCGCTGAATTCAAAACTGACATCGTGTTCCAGGAATGCAGCTTCGAAATATTCATAGTACTTTGTAAGTAGGTCTCTTACGTTTTCTGGCAACCAGTCTGGACCGCAACCGTTATAGATATTATCCAGCTGCGAATTGCTCAGGTCATAGAACTGAGGGCAGGTTTCAAACTCCAGGTTAATGGCAGTTTTGACCAAGCTTGCAATTTTTTTATTCATTTTGCACCTCTGCATTTATAAAACAACCTTCAGTTATTGGATTTAAGGTATTAATAATGGGTGATTCTTCATCTTTCGAGTCAGTTATACTCATTTTATGCTCAACTGTACCACTACCGCCAAAGATTGAGCCGTCTTCAATTTTATATGAGTAATTGAACTCTTGACCTTTTCTAACAATAGCTTGAGCACCTCTACCCCATCCAATCTCAAAGCCCATCATATTAGTTGCTGGGTCATATGGTTTGACATAAAATTTAAGAGCGCTAAATGATAGATTGTAGCTATGGTTATATTTAACCTCCTCTTTGACCAGCTGGCCTTGTTCGTTCCATTCTCTTGATTGGTAAGATGGGGCTGTGCAACCAGTTATAAGACAGAGAACGAGAAACAACAGCATTTTAGCAAAATATTCTTTGAAAAATGCAAGCACTGATATAATAATGGCAACCACCCATTTGAAATCAACTTTCCTTGATTTCTGGCCATTCTGACAATGTTCTTGATTTTTCTCAACGTTATTGAACCGATCAATCAACCCGTCACTTGAGCCCTTGCCATACATGCAATTATTCAACCCCCGTAACATAGTGGAGTTTTCGGTTGTCTCTTTGCTGATTCCGTCAACTTTCTTATTTAACTCTTGCAGCATATTAACAACAATATCTTGATTACCTGGCATATGATCACCTCCTCTATCTATTTTTTAACTTTTCTATTTCAGCTTTTAAATCGTCAATCTGTGCTTGTTGTTCCTGAATAGCTTTAACTAAGACGGGGACAAGTTCAGCATAACGCATAGCCCTTTTATCAAGACAACCTTTTTTAATGATTTTTTCCTGTGTAACTTTTCCGTCTTTGTCTTTTTCTTCTTTTTGTAGCTCTATATCTTCCCCTGTCGGATCTTCAACAAAGTCATTTGTGTTATAAACAACCTCGGGGATTATGTTTTCAGTGTGTTGAGCGGAAAAGCCTAGACGTGTTTTTTCTGGATTATCCTTGTATTTAAAAACAATAGGTTCAAGCTGTAGTACTTCAGCGAGGCCATAAGAGATATTATTTACATTGTCTTTTACCCTTATATCCGAGGTTTGATCACCTATAACCGTACCGCTTGTTGTACCAATGTGGGTAACCGTGCTTGATATTCTCAAGTCGCCAGTATCATCTACCCAAAGATAGCGAGCTGCAAGATCTGCAGGTGACATTCTTAAATAGGCACATGCTTCAGTTATTCCAGAGTGTACATAAACACCTACCTCTGCATAACGTGCGTTGCTGGAGTATCCAAGAGCTTGGAACCTTGACCTCTGTCCATCAGATAGTGAAGCTGATTGCGCTTGGACTAAAACATCCCCAGAGCTCTCATAAACATCTAGGTTATAAACGGGAGGATGGCCAATCCCTAAATTTCCGTTTTCGTCAAGTCGCATTCTTTCACTAAATGTCACGTTGTTTCCAGCCGTTCCAGAGGTTGCCGATTGCCATACATGCATTCCGTTTGATTGGTAATATTGCGATGCATAGCCATCTGAAATATATTTTGTATTGCTTCCGTCCCAGTAGCTGTTAGCATATATATATATGACATCGGGATCGTCTGACCGTCCCACTATTGCTGCATTTGATAACTGTAAAGGGGTAAAAGTTGTTGCCCAGGTAGAGGGCGTTGTTTGAATGGCTATATCTCCATTATCATTAACTTGAGTGACATCATCAATCCTTGACGGTGTCCGGCTGTCGGGTAAATAATTGCCGGTTCCAATGCTTGAAGCTTTGGCGCATGTAACAGGACTTATATAAGTCGTCCCAGAATTACCAGCAAATTCAAGCCCTATATAATCAACCGTTTCTGTGCTTATTGCTTGTGAAAATGACAGCCAGCAACGTGAACCAGTAACACTGTTATAATTGCCATACTGTTTTTCGCCATCAATGCAAGCAAAAAACCTAACTGCAGATGAATTATCAGTAGAAACCCAACAGCCTAATGAAATATGTCCATTCTGAAAGTTCCTGGCTAACTGGGCATCTAGTTGTTGAGTGAATAGTTTTAGAGAACTGTCATGGCTGATTTTTAGGATATTTGAGCCATAGCCATTGACAGTGTCTTCATTATATACCTGAATAGTGAGGCCGGATTCTTTTTCCCAGTTATCCGGTGCTTTTGTGTCAGCTCCTGTAAATTCACTTATATAACGTGAGACGGTAACACTATCCAGATAACCTTCTGTTGGCTGGCCTCCTATATCATAAATTCGAACATGAATTTCCGTTGTGGTTTCACGAGCTGTAAAGTCCAGTGTCATTTCAGTCCAGCTAAGATCATTGGCTGGCGAAAGCTCTTCGTAAGCAATAACACCTTGAGAATCTTTTGCTGATAATCTCCAGTCATCTGAGCTACCGTCATTATACAACCAAATACTGGCTTTATATTTCACACCAATTTCTGTTATAATATCGTAATGAGTCTCACATGGTCCATCTGGGCTTTTTACCATATGAAGAGAATAGGATCCTTCTTTCTCCTGGTTGCTACTAATTTGATAAAATGAGTGTGATTCATCTTCAATCCATCCACTTGTATCAGTTTCAAAAGAATTATTATAGACTAGATTGGCATTATCAATAATAGTGGTGCTGTCTGTTGCTTCTGTCAGCTTTGAGAAATCTGAGTTCTTAAGCAAATTAACAGGTGGTTTGTCTGTAAGTTGATTTTGAATATTTCCTGTAATCCCATCAAGTGCTTTCAGTTCAGTGTTATTTACTGTTCCATCAGCAAGCTTTGTTGCATCGATACCGGCATTAGATTGAATATTATCATTATCAATCAAAGGAGAAACAATAGTAGCATTATTACCAGCATCATTGGAAAGTTGCATATCTTGAAAATTTAGCTTATTCTGTGTTGGCATATCACTTCCATTATCTTGAATGACATGGCCACCACCGGCAAGTTTCCAAACGGCTGCCCCTGTTGTTGCATCATAACAGACATAGAGCTTTTGATTTGCAATGTCAAACCATCTTGATCCTTTGCTATAACCATCTTCACTGTCATCATTAACGGTTGGAGCTGTTGTCGCAGAAAAGTTATCAAGTGGTTTTGTGATTCCTTTGAATTTTATCGCACCTGTAAAATCAAGATCATAGGGGCATTCATCAGTTGAAATATCATATTCAACAGGATTTTTCTGACCAGCAAAAAGGGTGATTGTTGAAAACAATGTGATGAGAAGCAATAATTTTTTCATTGTGAGTTTTTCCTTATGTTATTTTTAATTAATATGGCGATGCTTGTTTTACAGTTATCCAGTTTCCGCTTCTGGGGATGAATTTAAATGATATATTTGGTCCGGTTATTGTGAAGCGTCCTGCATTTCCATTAACAGTCTGGGATTCTGCAGGGGTAATGCCAGCGGTACCGGATTCAATGATTATTTCCAAGTCATTCACACGATCAACAGCAGTCGGCATAGTGTACTCTTCTGTGTCAGATACAAATACTCGTGTGGTTTCCAAAGCCCCTGCACCGATAGTTCCGCGAACATAAGCCCTGGTAACATATGTTGAAATTGCCGGGACAGAGTAGGTCATACTTGTCAGATTAAGATCAAAAACAGCTGAAGAGTGATAACGTAATTCATCAATATAACCATGTCCGAATGCTTCAGGAGAATCAAGACCGCCTATGCAGATGTTGCCAGTTTCAAAGGCTTCAAGAACTCGGCTGTCAATAGGATAAGCAACTTCAACAATGCCATTATTTGGCCCTTCTATTCCAATATAAATAAATCCGTTAACAACTTGAACAAGAAAATGCTTCCAATCAGTTGTTGATAGTGAAGTGTTATATGACAGCTTTGTCCATTCCGCAGAATCAGTGAATTTAAATTCAGCCCAGAATATTGAATTTACTCCATCATAATCAATAGCAATTTTCAGAACTCCAGGGATATAGAAAATCGGGATGGTTCTGGTAGTTTCATCTAAGGCTTTAAAAAAGAAATCTATTGCAAATGGTCCAGCGGGATTGTTAAAGCCAGCATTATAAGGAGTAGTAAGATAACCACCATCAAGCTTGAGGCATTGCCCGGATTGACCACTTTCAGCTATTTCACACACTCCACCTGTATCAATAACTCTTGTGATTGCCCTGCTTTTTCCTGACTTGTCTTCAAGCACAGTACTGGCAGCTGATCCAGTGAAATGCATTAGTAATTGTAATTCATCCGGCTTGGTTGCTGAGTCTTCATCATATTTCGTGATGAGAGGAACGCCATTATCAACCTGCTCAATTGTTAAGGTTGAGTCAGCTATACCATTTTCTATTTGAAAGTTATGTTCATGAGTATCTATAGGACCTGTTAAAACAGCTTCAATCAGAGCTTTAGTTAAACCTTTTTGCACAACATTGAAAGGAGTCGCATTAATCCATCCTGTCGCAGAATTCATCAAAAGATCATCAACAGCAAGAGCTGTAAATATTGCAAGATCAGCCATAGTCAAAGAATCGATAATAGCATCATAAATAGCTTGAGAAACCGTCTCAGGAACATCAATAACTTTCATCAAGCCTTCATCAACAGCAATAGTTGATTCATCTGGTTGGGCTTCAAGCTTGGATAATTCAATGTCTGCATCTGAAGCAATATGAGCATTATCAATTATTGCCGATTTCAGAACTGCAACCCCTTCAGCCAATTCTATTATATTTACAAGCTTTTCTACTAGATAACCCGCTGTAGTATCTTCTTCATTAAATTTAACTAGTTCATCTCCATCAGCTACACCTGTAATTTGTGTGTCAAGGTATGCGACTAGTTGCGCCAAAGTACCTTTAAGGCCTGCAATGTAAATTTCATCTGTTGGCGCAAGGTCTCGCGAGATTGAATCAAGGCCGGTGATAAGACCTTGGAAAGCTGCAATACATTCAGTCTTGTCGAAATAATTTGATACAACTCCTGGGAGATTGTCAGTTCCATCAGGATCAAGCAGCGGTGCAATATAAAAACATTTTGCCCATGGCTTGATTACTAACTCAGCTTTTGGAATTGAGTTATAACCAACGATTTCGAAATATGATTCTACATTTTCCTTTGCATTAACAGCGTCCCAAAATGGTTGATTGTCAGAATCAAGCGTAACAATTATAATACCTTCTGATTGCTGAGAAGCATCAATATTCCCATTAAGAGTCCTGACAACAGGGTCAGTATCAGAAAGGTTAATTTTTAATGCTGCACGCCATGAGACAATAGGATTAGGCAAAGTTGTTAAATCTTTTGCTTTGAAAACATTATCTTCTGTTGAAAATTCCCCAACAATACATTTTATTTTTTGTTGAGTTTGGAAGTTTTGAACGGGAAAGTCATTTTGATTTACTGGTTTCCCTGTGGCATGATAAATGAATTTGTTCTGATTTAGATCGTAATAAACTGTTGTCATTTGGTTGATCATCCTTTTTTATTTAAAAGGGGACGATCGTCAACTATCATTATCAGGAATTATTTCCCAAAATAATTTTATTGAACCACCTTTTGATTCTTCATAACAGGCTGATGAGGGATATTCAGCCGGATTCGGACGTTCAGGAAGTTGAAATTCTTCAAATTCTGGAAAAACATTTTCAAGCTCAATAGTTTGCTCAATATCGCCCTGGGGCTCTTGCCGTTGATATGTTCCAAGGTTTATTACTGAGCCATCAGTTTTTTCAAAAAACACTTTCACTTGAAAGCCTTCAGGTATCCGCTGTAGATGAATGACCGGAGTGGAATAGATGGATTGACATTCTGCTTTTTGCTCCCAGTGATTTGGCCCACTTGCTTCTATTGATGATGATTTTTCCCATGAGCAAATAAGACTAGGAGTTTTCACAAATACTGGTTGTAAATTAATTAAACCAGCTGCATAGCTTATATTGACAAGTTCCGGACCATGATTATTTAGCATTATTTCAGGTGTTAAACTACAACCTGGGGGATTGAATTGTCGGTGTTCGTCGCAATGTTCATTTGTTTCTGACTGCGTATTATCTTCAATGGTGTATGCTCTTCCATTTTCAGTTTCATGGTATGCAATACGCTGTTTAGACCAGCTCCAGCCAAAGCAATTCATCCATGGCTTGAAAGTACCGCCCCATTCCGTATGGCGTTCTGTTTCAAAAGACATTTTCGCATACGCTGTGGCTGTATATGAATTCCAGGATATGATGTTCGCAACGGGAATTTCTAATCGTGGCCATAACAACAGGTCTAGTATTTCTTTCATTCTTTGTAACCATATATTATTTTCAAATACACGGTATTGAGGATCCGGTAGTTCATCACATTCAATATTAGCCATTATGGTTTCAAGTGTCCATGCAGGATTGTAAAGCTGTGGACAATAATCTAATTCATTTTCCGGTTCATAGACATGATTTGTGTAACAAGGAATAAGCCCTATTACAGCAGAATGATAACCGATAAGAAGATTAGTATCAAGCTTTATTCTTTTTTGCCAGTTTTCGTCAAATGGCCAGCAGACAATATTTGAAATAGATACCTTTGCTTTTTCACTAAGAAATATAATATTTTTTCTAAGTGAAATAATCCATTCAGATTTTTTAGTATCAGGTTGTGATGAAGGCCAATCTAATCCAGCCATTGTGTTACCCTAAATATGTGAATATCTGTTTTTTCGTCACCGGTTATGTATTTATCAAAATTGACAGTAATATTATCCTGATCTTCAATCTCTGAACCTTCAGGTTTTTTGAATTCAAAAGTCACAGCTCCGGTAATTTTCGGTTCGCTACCTTCCCACCATCCATAGGCAGAGTCTTTCACGCCAATAACCCATTTAGAATCATCAAAAGAAATTGAACCATAAGAGTAATAATCACCATCTTTTTCAATGCTTCTTATATAATATTGATTATTGCCATCTTTCCATTGCGGAAGGCCAACTGTAATTGACTTACCTGAATCGTTTATTTCCCCAGATTCATCAAGCTCTTTGTATACACCGGCAATACCATCACCATCACACTGATATCCTTCAATATGAAGAATATTAATATATTTGGATTCATTATCTTCATTGTTTTTCAGTGTCCCTCGTGGTGTAAATGGACCATTGAAAGAATTTGAGCTATACCATTGATCACCGGTCCACTCATCATTTTCCTCATCACGTTCACCATCATCAGTATAAGCAAGAACAAACTCCTCTTGAATTCCGAACCCAAGTTTTTTAGAAATAGCCCATTCTGAGCCAGTATACCAAATATACCAGCCTCCACCCTCCCAGTAATTAACACCGTTTTTCATATAAAACTTTGTACTAATTTCAGCACCATCAGTGTTTTCTTGTGAATCTGCTATGATAACTTTTGGGCCAAGACGGCTGGATATATACCAATCTCCATCATACTTGAATAGAAAATAACTTTCCTCAAGATCAACATAAAGTTGATCTGTTAGCCCTCTATTTAAATCTAAATTTCTATGATGGGTTTTTATAAACTTCATTATGAATCCTCTGAAGCTGGAATATAAGAGGTTTGAGCAGTTGGTGCTGCTATCCATTCTCCAACCGGTACAACTTCAGATATGTGAAGCATCATTGGCTGTGCATAACCAGAACCAAGCCTTTCACCATCTTTTTCATCATAAACATCTACAGGATAAACCCCACCCATAGGACTGCCTGTTATTTTGCATGCATAACCAGTAGGTTCTTTGTCCTCATCAAGCAAAATTGCAGATATACTTGTACCACTTGAAGTACGCCTTGTTCTGATTGTTTTTCTATCTCCGACAGGAATAAGAGAATTAATCCACTGGATAAGTTCTCGTCCCCATGATGCATGTAGATACTGGCCTGAACGTGGGATATGTGGCGCTCTCATCAGTTATTATCCTTCTGGTATATTATTGCAATGAAGTTTCTTTTTCCAACCGTCTTCGTCATAAGTCCATTCATCAATTATTTCAAAATTATTTCTATTCTTACGAATTCTTCTAGCTGTTTTCATCCAAAGCCCTTCAGTGGCATTTTTTAGCCCCCCTGGTTTTTGAATTTTTCCAACACCACGAAGAATAGTAGATTCTGCCATTTCAATCCTTGACGGATCCAGAACATATGATTTTCGAAATACAATAGGAATATAGATAAATGAATTTCCATGTTCATCACGAAGTTCTTTTTTTCTTGTTGCAGAAGCTGTTTTATAATCTGGATGCTCTTCTATTGGACGTTCCTCAAAACCACAATCTGATTCATATGTCAATGTTCCATCAAGCTCTGAACCACTTCCACCAGATGTATCGGGATCACCAAAATTAAGAGTCATCACAGCAACCCCAGTAGCTGCAGCGTTATCAGCAATAGAACCACCCAAGAATTTTTTGCCCATTCGGGGATCCACATCATGTTGAGTTGGCATAAAGTTATCTGCAATATCATTAGCAACATGATAAACAAAAGTTAAGCTCCACGATCCGTCAGCATCCATAGTTCTAACAGGATACCCCTTTTGCAATACAGGGATTTCATATTGATTACCTTTTAATGTCATGACCACCTCGTTCCTGTAGCGTTATGAACAGCTGGAAGAATATCCCCAACATAATCTTTAATATCAGATAATAGAGTATTCTGCTCTTTGTAATATCTTTCTTCTTTTTTTCTTGATTCGGGAATGTCCGGAACTGGCATTACACCGCGATTAACAACAGCTTTTGCACTGAAATCCTTTGCTTTTTTAAGTGAATTTCTTGCAGCGTCACTAGCACTGGTTCCAACCTTAGTAATAATCCCGCGCAGAGGACGTTTACCCGTTTTCTTGTTAAGTTCATCAGCTTTTTTTATGGCTCCATCAAGATTTAATTGCTCATCAAGTGGATCTAGTTTTTGCATTTCAGGAAATTTTAACCCTTCTCTGGCTTCGCCAATTTTAGCCACAAACTCGTTAATACCTGCTGGAAGCCAATCTTTTAAATTGAATTTTAACTGGTTAGGATTAAAGTTTTTCTTTAACTGATCAAAAAAGTTAACTTTCTTATCAGGAGTTTGTTTATGAAAGTTTTCCCATGCTTTTGCTGATATTTTGCCCTCTGCAACAACATTTTTCATTTCACTTTTATAGTTATCCAGCCAACCACTGAATACTCCTTTAAAATCAGTATCTTTGAAGGTTAATGCTTTATATACCTCTTTGCCTGTAAGTATTGCTAATGATGTTACATTTGTAAGGGTTGCCCAGAAAAGTTTAAAGATGGCCTGTAAACCAATACTGATTGCCCCTACAGAATAAGACAAATTCAGAGATTCTCCAATAGTTTTACCAAATTGATAACCGGCTATAGCAGTCGCAAGGAAAGCGCCTCCCTGTGCGATTGCTTTATAATTTTTTAAAGCGAAAAAAGATAACATTGCAATTCCTTTAACCATTGGAACAAGGAAACCAAGTTTCCATGCAGCAAAACCGGCAGTAGCAACAAGAGCCATATTTTTAAGTTGACTTCGAGTGTTTACATTGAGGTTTTGCCAACCTTTTGCTATTGCCCATATGTTATTAATTATGCTTTTTGCTGTATCACCTATTTCAGCGCCCCATTGCTTTAACGTTCCGTTATCACGAAGCTTATTTAGGTTGATATTGATTTGATTAATTACATTTTTTACAGTATCCCCAAAAGACTTGAAGGTATCAGCCATGGAAAGACTGATAAGACCTTTCATCGTTGAAAAAAGGCCATTACCAGTTTTACTCATCCGCTCCATGCTTCCTTTTGCCCGGTCAAGAGCTTTCTGAACAATTCCCCATGCTTGTCCAAAATTGCTTGCATCCTTACCAATATCTTTCAGTTTTGCAAATTCTTCAGGATTGATAATACCAGTCATTGACAACATCCTTGCACCGCGACCAGCACCTGAACCAGACTTTAAAGAAGCGTAAGTTCTACCAATCCATTCTGCAACCTGCTGGACATCTTGACCTGCCATCGCAGCAGCATCACCCATTTGGGTAATGAATTCTTTATTATTGAGCACTTCACCACCCATGGTCTGAAGCAATCTGGATGCCTGAATAAAAGGTTCAACATCAAAAGGAGTCACAGCCGACAAGTCAGCCATATCTTTTACATGTTTTTTGGCTTTTGCAGTATTTCGGAAAAGCATTTCAAACTGAGTTTCCATTGTTTCAAAATCAAATGCTTTCTTAGTTCCCATTCCAGATAACAAGCCAGCAACTAATGATGTTTTTGCAGCTAATCGGGTAAGGTTCCTTGTAGCAGCTGCCATTGGTTTTCCAAATTCTCTTGAAAAAGCACGGCCAGCCTTTTTAAGCCGATTCAGCTGCCTTCTAGCATCAGAAGTTTTTATTTTTACTGTACCTGATAGGGTTGCGCCTGCCATTTATAACTGTCCTTTTAATTCTTCCTGGAGTTTTGCAAACTCTGTCATCATTGCATCTTTCAGAGATTCTTTAACTGAATCTTTGCCGGTTAGTCTTAGTGTGATTGCTTCAATATGTCGAATACCTGTGGAAAATGGTAAATTCCATATTATGTACGTTCTAGGCCAAGGATACTGGCTGGATAGTGTATCAATATAGGTAACTACCCAGCTGGCTGCTTTTTTTCGCCTTCAGGTCCCTCTGCTTCGCCTTTGTATACTTCGAATTTACTGTGAAACTGGTCCACTTTTTGAAGAGCTTCTTCTGAAGCCTCTTCTAACCAATCAGGACTTAAACTGAAAGCCCATATTCTTGCTTGTCTAACAAGGCTACCATTTTCAGCTTCAGTAAGTAGCTTTTCTTCGCTTTCTTCAAAAAGGATATATAACAATGAAATAAAATCAGATAATTCAATTTTCTGTTCTCCGTTTTCATCATCATTACTTTCCGGAGCTGTAAAAAGAGGATGTTTAATTTCTTCGAGAATCATAATAACACCTGCCGAAAATGGGCGTACCCGTTCACCACAGATAGTCATGCCGTCATTGATTTCATCAAGAGAAATTAAATTTTCTGGCTCTTGATACTTCTCTCTTATTTCCTGTTCTTTTTTCTGCAAATTTTCCATTGCATTAGGATCTAGAGGATTAACATCTTGATTGCATTGTACTTCAGCCATTATTAATATCCTTTACGCAAAGTCAGGGTAATCAGTTAATTCAATTTTGATTTCTGCAAAATCACCTTCACGCTTTGTTTCTGAGACATTATCCAAATAAGCGGTAACACCATCGACGGTAATTGCATCACCACGTTTCCATGATGGCAATGCCCCTTTAATTTTACCTGTGTATGTCATTGGCTTTTTGTCAGAATGATAAGCAACGGCAATAATTTGAGAATCACCATTTTTTAATTCAGTTTTTTCCCCCGTATCTTCCTTTTCCAGAGACATACCAGCAGCATAATCAGTGTCCGCAACACCGAAAATCGGCCCAGCTGTTAATCCTTTAATTACAGACATATCAATGCCCTCCTGTTATTTTATTATTATGATTCGTCTTTAACCATTATTCCGGTATTAGCCAAGGTGAAACCGACTGTGTAGGTCCTGTTTTCGTCACCATTAGAATCAAATGATTTTGAACAGCTAATTCTCATGTTTGCTGGTAAATCAACATTCGCTTTAGCTGCTTTTGCTTGATACAACATTTCCAGAATCGCAAATACAATTTCTCGGATATCTCCGGTGTCGGCTGCAGCTTCGATAGCTGACAATTCAGAAATATTAGCAATCGGTAAAGAAATATCTGTACCATCAGAAGTATAGCCAGATAACCAGGTTGTCGGTGTTTTGTCAAAGGACATTTTATTTCCTTTCGTTAAAATTAATGTTCTTATATAAAGTATTTATGATCGTCAACCAGCTTTTGTTGGAGAAAAAGAAATTGAAACGGGATAATTAAAGAATCTTGCTTCATCCCGTAACTCATGAAAGGCATCAGGAACTTTTGCGTTACCTGGTAGCATTATTCCAAAATATGTATTGTTTGTTGTAGCTGTATTCAATTTGTCAAGTAAATCAGTAACCTTAAAAACATCTCTGATTGCTTTTGCCTGTGAATTTATCTTAGCTTCATCCAGATCTGCTATGGCCTTTGTTTTGGCCTGTACCATAAATTCACCAGTATAAACACCTGTTCCCCTTATCACTTCTTTGCAGCGAAGCATATAAATATAAATTGCTGGCAACTTTTCTTTGCCTTGGAAATGCCGTCCAGCTTTAAGCGTATAGGTTTCTGTATCAAATAATGAAATCAGGTCATTAACAATTGTTACATCATAGTCGTTAGCCATTATTTACCTCTGTGTTTATCAAATAAGCGTTGGTAATGCGGTCCCCATTTCCATTCAATTCCATCTCGAACGTTACGAACTACAGATGTAGCTTTATGGAACATATATTTTTTAAGAATTTTCTTGGTTCGTTTCTTGTTCCAGCGTCTTTCTGCAGCCGTTGCATAAAAACGAAATGAGGCTATTGGGGTTTCTTTCCGTTTATCTTTGAACCCGCCATATGACTTCACTTTGATTGTACGCCATTCACCACGCTGGTTTTGATAACTGGCTGCTTTTTCTCCAAAAGGCAGTGTCGTAAAAGGAGCGCCTCCAAGTCCTAATTCATTCCAGGCCGGTATTAAGCCGGATCTGGTATTACCTGTTCTTGAAGGAACATTTTTGGCTGTCTCTGTTATGAATTCACGGGTGTTTTCTGTAATTATGGCATGGTTAGCATCAGGCATTTCATTAAGAATCTCATCAAAAGCCTTTTCCCATTCCCTTGAATTCATATCGGCTAAAACTTCGTCAGGCATCAGACTTCCTTTATTTCAACAACAACCATTTTTTCTGAAGCACCTAGATCAGGTGAACTGGATACCACCCATGTACTACCTTTGTATTCTAATTGTGTGCCATATTCTGGAATAGTAGCTAAATCAGCTTTCCAAAAACGCAAAAATTGACTGGGATCTGCTGTGATAGCATGTTCATCAATACTAATTCTGTCTCTGTATCTTGATGGAATACAGTCATAATCAGTACCGGCTATTTTTGCCTGTTTAGTTGTTTCCGGTATGAAAATGTCTTCTTTTTCTAAAAAATCATATGCTGCCATGATATACCTACAAAAAAAGGAGGCGCGAAGGCCTCCACAAGGGGGTTTTTATAAATAAATATGTTTATGACTCGTCAAACACCTTGGTTTTGCCAATCAAAGTAGCGCTGTAAACAACAGTTGTACTGGTTCCATGAGTAGCAACAACACGGATATATTTTTTCAATCCATGGGTATCCAGAGACATTTTTTGAATTCCATTTACAGATTCCGTAACCTGGTCAAATGATGCTCCTTCGACATCTGCATAAGCATCAGTATCACCATCATCATCAGAATGCTGTATTTTTACATCCAATGTTTTATCAGTGCCAGTAGGAATGCCAGAATTTAAAATAACGCCAACTTGACCTTCATAGGCTGAAATATCAACCCCGTCACCACTTGTTGTATTTGTACGACTTAATACTGCTAAAAGAGCAACCAAGTTTACATTTGCTAAGGGTGCAAAAGTTCTCATTTTTTACCTTCTTTCTTTAGTTGGAATATCCCCCAGTTAGCGCCTGGGGGAATGATAATTGCTAAATATTTGTTTTAGCGTCTTTTACGTTACAGAATGACTTAGGCCTTCTATTTACAGTATCATAATCTGCATGAACTGTAATTTTAACATTACCAGCTTCATCTTCCGAATATGGGTTTACAATGAAATCCATTCCACTCCATAAACCGATAAGAATACGGCTCCAATCACCAAAGCTAATAGCTGAACAGTTAGTTGATGTACCTTTTTTCAAGTCACTTGGAACAGAATTTGTCATAACAGCCTTGTAGCCGTTCATTGTATTGTCATCTTTCCAAACTGGAGTGTCGCTGCTATCGTTAATAAAGGTCTCTTTTAAAGTCCCTTTAACTTTTGCATTTGTTAAGTATGCAATAGTGCCCATTAAAGCATTGTTTACTTCGACCTTGGATTCCATTCTGATAATATGTGCACGTGTTGGAAGTAGGCCATTAGCCCCAAGTGCAAGTACTTCTACATCAGGATCATTTAAAACACCTCTTGGCTCACCTTTTGCGCCACTACCGAAAAGTACCATATCCTGCATACCAAGGGAAAGCACTTCCATGAGTTCAGCTCTGATCATTTGTTCAATGCTGATAGAAGACTGCAATAACAGCTTTCTGGTATAAGGGATAAATGTACCAATGGTATGAGGAGTCATTCCCATTCCAGAAAATTTCATGTCAGATTTACCAACAGCTTGTCCCTCTGAGACATGGAAATAACTTGCGCCTGAAACCTTTTTAGGAATAACGACATCACCAACTAGACCAGGCAAATACTGCACTCCAAGTTGTGCTAAAACATTAGAATTACGGAGTAAATCAATCATACTATGCCACATAGTAGAAGAATCTACTAAATTACCACCATAGGAGGCATCTCCGACACTCAGTGTTTGTGCACGGACTTGATTAACATGATTCATGTCAATAGAACGGGATGCAGCAACATCATATGGCATAAAAAAGCCTTGAGGTTTTTTACCGCGTTGATCAGCAACTGCTAATGACGCTTCTTTCTCTAATCCAGCGTCTGACCAATCATTGGTAATATGGGCTAGCAATGCTTTGCGAAGGCTGTATTGTCTTACTTCAGTATTACTCATGCCAATTTCTGAAGGAATATCAACAGGTTTTGCGTCAAATTTACGTTCAAGAACGGTACCTTTGAATTCTGCAACACTTGCTCCTTGTTCAATTGCTGTTCTTGCTTCATTAGCCATACCGTATTTCTGGCCAAGTTCAACAATTTCAAGAACACGTTGTTGGTTTTCAGCGACACTTTGCTGACTTTGTGCTGTATCAGGTTCACTACGTTTAGCACCATCAGTATTATTGTCTCCTGAATTCCCTGTTACATCAATGGCAGCAATACCATTGTCTTGCATAAAGCGATGTGCCTCTTCGTCTGAAGCATCTTTCTTCATGCCCATTGTTACAAGCATAGCTCTGAGTTTCGGATTCATTACTATTCCTTTCTCGTTAATATTGAATAATTATTGTTGTATTGTGTTCTCGTTCTTTGCGAGTCTCAACTTGTGGTAAATCAAGTTCAATTTGGGTATTTTCCTTACTCCGTCCTACCCCGACAGTAGGATCAGCAGGAACGGGTTCAAAAGAAACCTCATAAGGCATCCAGCGAAAATAAACTTTCTTCAAACCTTCACCATTTTCAGGATCTTCAGTTTTAGTAATACCAGTCAGGTTATAACCAGCAGAAACATTTCGCCTAATTTTTGCAATGACATCTTTATAGATTTCATCAGCCCTTGGGTTCTCGGAAAAACGAATTTTTACATAAGAACGTTTATCTTTGATGGTCATTTCTTCAACAACACCTATTTGATCACCAAAATGCCTGTCTAATACAGGACCACCATCATTCATGCGACTTAAATCAACATCAGCAGGATCATGGGAAAGAATTTCCATGTAATATTCACGGTTGCCCCAATCATATCGTTTAACAGCAAACTCAGAAGTAGCACTTAAAGTGACTGTTCGCGTTTCTTCATCAACGTGCTCAACAGTTAATTGTTGCAACTTCCTGAAATTTTGTTCAGTTATACCAAGTTTATTCGTCTTTGTCTTCATTCTCTTTTTCCGAATTTGATTTTTTGTCTTTATTATTAGAAACAGAATCGTCAACCACTTTTTTCACTTGATTAATTGCACTTATAATTTTCTGGATGTTTTCAAACTGTGGGAGGGCTTTCTCTATTAATACCATGTTATCATCAAAATCACTGCCAAGTTCATCTGCGATTGTTTGTGGAGCTTTACCACCTAATGCCATCAATAACAGTGCTGCTTGAGCGTCTTTTAATGGATCAACCCATTGCCAGCGTCTTGGTTGTAGTTTTAGGCCATCAAGCAATCTTTGATAAGCACTTTGGGCATATGGAGAAAAAGGAGATAAAAGAAAAACTCCTAAAAAGTCCTGAAACTGCAAATCTTTCCATTGTTCTATAAAAGTTTGCTGATCATCCATCCAGGCATCACGCTCATCAATGATACCTTGGCGAATAGAGGAAAAATTGACACCTTCAAGGTCATTGCCAAAAATGTTATAAGCAACATCAAGTCCATTGGCAACATTTCTTTTTTGGGATTTAACAAAATAAGGGAAATTTTGTTGAGGATGCTGAGGATCCCATGTTTTAAAATCCCAACCAGGAGGCAATTCCCCTAAACTACCTGGCTCTGCTTCTTCTGTAATTTCAATTTCTCTCGTGACAGGATTACCTTCATCGTCTTTTGTTTCTGCCTCTTCCCCAGTAGGAGGAATATAGAAACCCATTTTTCTACTGGAAACATCCGCTGCTACTAATTCTGTATAAAAATAGCCTCCAAGACTATAGATATTTTGCATTGCTGCTTGCCCAAATGGAAAACCACGCTTTTGATTAGGGAATTCGATTTCATAAAAATGCCTAATTTCACTGGCATCTATTCTTTTGTGGGTACTATTTGGATTACTACTATAAACAGGATCATAACCATAATAAGAATCAGCTTGACCGCATTTAAAGTGATATGCGATTGCAACATCCCATTCATTATATTCAATACCCATTTCAATTTTGTTTTGATATGGGGTTCTTTGTCTATTCAGATTTACATCCAGCGATTTTGGATCTAAGAGTTGGTAAGCAAGTCTATATTCATTGTCATAGCCCTTAACAACACGTATTAACACCTCACCAGTTGTACGCCATGAACGAACGATTAATTTATCAAGTGAACGCCCTGAATGACGTTTATTAGTTGTAACTTGCCCAAATTTTTGGAATTTAATAAAATGCTCTTCAAGTAAACTATTTCCATAATTATCAAGTTCACCATTGGCTAATTTGGCTTGCATATTCAATTTTATGCCAAATGGTCCTACAATATTCCGTTGACACATTCGCAACCATTTACGATAATCTGCATTATTTTTTGCTAATTCTTCAGACCTGGCAACCAAAACATTGTAATTATTCTTTATATCCTCATTCGTCCGAATCATTTTAGACATAAAGTCTTGATTAAGACGGTTAAGTTTTGCCCCTTCAAAAGAGCGTTTTTGGGGCTTTTCTTTATTCCTTGTTATATTGAATCCAAAAATCTTCATTTTGCCCCCACCAGTTTTTGTTTAATGTTTTTACAAGGGCTTAAACCGCTTTTTCTGCGCTCCTCTGCGTTAACAAGTGCGGTTAATTTACTTTTAGCTTTGAGCAAGTCATCAAAACTCATTCTTTTGATAAAAACACCATCAACCCTGTATTCCAATTGATTTTTTTGTCGCGCTGCCTTCAAATGTTGCTGTGACTGCATCGAGGAGCCTTTTGTTTGCCGATCTTGTATCTAGACCTTCTGTTTGAGTAGTGTAATTCGGCTTAATAGTTATAGAGCCGGATTCATAGGGATAACGCTCAGTACCATTGGTGAAATATGAACGCCATTCATATTCACCGGCAGGATAAGAAGCAGTTATTGTAGAAGAAACTGCAAACAGGTGATCATCACCATCAGCACTCGATTCGAGTTTTACCTGTGTGCCTTCTTTTAATAGCACATAGTGACATTGATACCCGTCTGCAGCTGGATAATTACTATCCGATATTCTAAATTGAAGCGTATCACCAGCAAAATGTGAAGCCGGTAATGCTGTTAATATTTCGGTTGCCACAAAAAATCT